ATTGTCTTTTGCTAAATGATGAAACAATAATGGACATTTCTTATCGTGAAAGACTTGAGAAGATGAAAGATTTGCCAAATCAAGCCCATAGAATTACAGAAGGAGACATAATGGCCTTTTATAATGATGCTATTAATGAAGGGTTTGAAGGAATCATTGTTAAAGATGCAACCGTTCCTTATGATGCTGGCAAAAGAAGCAAATCTTGGGCTAAATACAAACCTCCTTTGATTAATCTTGATGTAGTTATTCTCTCAGCCAAATACGGAGAAGGAAAGAGAGCCAATGTTTTCGGCACTTTTGAATTAGGAGTGAAGGCTAATAATGGTTATCATTCAGTCGGCTGGTGTGGTAGTGGCTTTTCTGATGAAGATTTAGTTAGTTTAACTAATACACTAAGAAGAAATGTTGAAAATTTCGATGATGGAAGATTCTTTGTTTCACCTGTTGTTATTTTAGAAGTAAAGGCTGATTTAGTTTCAAGAGATGAAAAAGGCAATTTAGGTTTAAGGTTTCCTAGATGTGTCCGTATTCGTGACGATAAGTTTGTTGTGGATATTAATACCTTAGAAGATGTGGAGAGATTAGAATGAATAAAGAGAGTGCCGGTTGGAATACAAAATATTTAACAGACTGTTTTGGTAAATCACTTAAAATTAGTGATATGAGTATGAATCAAGTTAATAATCACATTAAAATGTGTAATATTAAGACAAAAGTTATTCTAAAACAATTAGAAGGATTGTATCAAAGAAGATTTAATTTACATGAGGATTCTAATTACAAACTAAAAGATGCTAAAACCAAAATGGGTGGTTGGATTGGAATTAAAAAGGATAAAAAAGGCGAGAGAATGCAACAGATTCTAATTACTGCTTTAGATTTCTTACAGAAAGGTAAGTCTCTTGAATTAGTTGAAGCCATTCTTACACAAGCAAAGGAGGAATTTGATTGATTCAGCAAGGTGAAATGACTATTATTGATACAGTTACTTACAGATGTATTCAGATAGATAGTGAAGGTTATGCTCATTTAAAAAATATATTACATGAGCAAGGCAGACCTAAAAAAGTATTACAGAAGTATTGTCCCTATATTCAAGATGGTCAATTAATTATACCGGAAAAACCAGAATATAAGCCTCCACCTAGAACCACTAAAATTAATGTAACTAAACTCATTAAAGAGAACACTGACTTAGTTGTTTCTAATGAAGCAAAGTATTTTCTAAGTGAATGGGTTGAGACGGCTATTTGTAATCTAATTTCAAATGCAGAACAAAATGCTATATTTAGAGGAGATAATAGAATAGATGCAGGACATATATTTTGGTTAGAAACAAACTCTCTCCCCGATGGTTATTGGAAAGAAAATAAAAAGTATATGCAGGATTGATATATATGTATAGTAAAGATATGTTAATTGGTATTCTTTTAGGTTCTTCTAAAATGGATTTTCATATTGAAAGAGCCAATGATTCATATATAGGTTATAGAATTAAACTTAAACTAGTATTAAGAGCAGATAAAGATTTCTTAAATGGTGTAAAACGCTCACTTGAACAACACCAAATTACTTCTTCTTTTAAAGAAAAGGAAAGTAAAACACGACCTAAACCTGTTCTTAAAATAGGCGGTATTAAGAATCTATACAAAATATGTAAATTAGTTCCAACACTACCAGATGCAAAAGGCGAATGGTTAGTATTTAGAGAAGTAGTTGATTTACTTTCAGAGAATAAACATAAAACTAGCGAAGGGCTAGATAGAATATTTGAATTAAAAGGGGTAATTTAATGGGATTAACCAATATGAGTGACAATAGAGCAATATTAATAACAGGTAAAGTAGGAACAGGAAAGTCAACAAAAGCACTTACATTTGTAAATAATCCTATTATTTTATACGCAAACGATATTGATTTTGATGTGGGTTCATTTCCTGTGGAGAATGGCATCGTTATCGAAGATGTGCATTACAAACCTGATAAGTCTGCAATTCTTAATATAATTAGACATTACAAAGGAAAGGTTGTATTGACTTCAATTAATCAAAAGTCTGTTCCAAAAGAAATATTTGATATGTGTAAAATTAAAAGAGCAGGTTCTTTTAATCATTTACAAGAATCAATTAAGAAAATTGCGCCACATAGCGAATCCCCTCTTTCGTTTGAGAGAGACACCTATTCGCTAATGAATACTTATCTAAAAGAAAAAGATAGAGATTTAGTGGCAAAACTACTACTCTTCAATAAACCGGCAGATACACAAATATTATCTTGGCTTATTGAAAACATGAATCCTAACAGATTAATTTTTGTTGATGGAGTAGTTAAAAGAAGATGGAGTCAAAGGTATTTTTATGAAATGTTATCCTTTGCTTATCAAGGTGATTTTTATGGTAAAATAAATATGCCAAAAAGAAGGGCGTATTCACAATTACCTAAGTTATCAAGAAGGCTTGGAGTAAAGAATCCAAATCTTCTTCCTGCTTTATTGAAAGATGAAGCATTTAAACAACACGCTAAAAAGAAATTAAATAATACAGAATGTCGATTATTAAAGATTGGCGAAAAGAAAAGAAAGAAAAAGACTGACCCAATTAGGGTTCAGCAATCTTCATTAGAAGATTTTATGAGGTGATTATATGGCACAAGAATGGTTAGTAAATAAAATAATAAAAGTAATGGGAAAGGATGAATTAATAGTTAATGAAATAGTTACAAGATTGCAAGAAGAAGGTAAATCAGCAAGAAATGTAAGCAGAATGCAAGTAGCAGGTTTAATGTCAAAACATAAAACTTTTGAAAAAGTCAAAAACCCAATTAAGAAACATGCAACAGTTTGGAGGAATAAATATGCTATGGACTGAAAAATATAGACCAAATAAATTAAGCGATATTATTGGACAAGAACATTTTGTTATGGATGCTAAAGGTTGGATTGAAGAAAATAATATACCTAATTTGTTATTGTATGGGAATCCCGGAAATGGTAAAACAAGTGCAGGTTTAGTTATATCTAAAGAAATTCTAAAAGATACCTTTTCAGATAATTATGTTGAAGTGAATGCTTCTGATGATAGAAGATTAGAGACTGTTAGAACCACTATTAAACAAATAGCGCAAAGTGGAACAATGGGTGGTGCGCCATTTAGAATAGTATTACTTGATGAAATGGATGGTATGACTACTGATGCTCAAAACGCATTAAAGAGAATAATGGAGAGATATGCTAACAATATTAGATTTATTATCACTTGTAATGATAGAAACAAGATTATCTTTGCACTTCAAAGTCGTTGTGCAAACTATCATTTCAAGCCGGTTTCTAATGAAGATATGTTAGAACTATTAACAACAATTCTCAAGGGTGAAGAAATAACTCGATTTACGCAAGAAGAGTTGCACTCCTTTATATACTCATTGAATGGTGATATGCGGAGGGCGATTACGGAACTTCAAGCGGCTAACTTTAGCAATTCCACCCTCAAAAAACAAATAGAGTATGGCTTAAACCAATACAAAAGATTACTAATGAAGATTGTTAATAAAAATGGAACTCAATTAAGCGCAATACATGATTTACTACACGAAGGATTATCCATTCGTGAAATCTGTATTGGATTACATGATGCTGTTATTAATTCTGAATTAGATAGTAACACTAAATTCAAATTCCTGAGAACGATAGGAGAAAGCGAATGGCGTTCAACCACTATGACTCCTAAAGTATTAGCCTCATGGTTAATAGGACAATTATCATAGACTTGAATAAAAGAAAAAGAGGCGAAAAATATGAATGAAAATTTGAAGGCTGAAATAGAAAAGAGCGCACAATATATTAATTTGAGCGTTGAAGAAGCGATGAACAAGTTTGAAGAAATTTGTTCAGAAAATGGAATAGAAACAACAAATCCTATTGCTAAAGGACTTTGGAGAAACTTTGTTGCTAATGCAAGAAGAAGCCAAGAAAGCGGTGATTCTTCTAGTAGTGGTAATGATTCTTACTATAAGTCGGCATTTGGATTCTTTGTTGCTTTAGATGCACCAAGAGATATGATGGCTTGGAATAGAATGCAAGCAAAAGAAGAGTTTATGCGTGATGCTGACAATGCTCTTGAAAAGGGAATTGTTGCAGTAGCAAATCAAAATGCTTTGGGTAAATGGGTAGTTTCTCGTTATCATCACGGTGAATACGATGAAAAGACTATTTCCACTTTACCTTCAGGTGCAGAAGAAACAGAAGATGGTAGTTTCTTTATTCCATTAGATAATACACCAACATATATGAATGGTGGCAAAAACAACAATTACGGTAAGCCATTACCTGCTGAACAAATGAGAAGAAATGGTATATTCTTTGGTTCTATTGGAACAGGAGAGATGAAGTCTTATTATTTCTCATATAAGAATCAAGGTGGAGTGGACTTTGCACCAAATACTTTTGAATGGTGTCATTTCCTTTGTGTAGCAAATGATAATGGAACTGACCTTTATGGTGCTAAGGATTTAACAGTAAATAGTTTAACTATGAATGCTGATATGAGTCCAGAAAGTGAATTGTATCGTGATATGTCAAACTTTGATTTTGAAGATTGTTTGAGAAATAACTTTGCATCTCACTTAGTTCCATTGGTTGATATGGATAAAGCACATATTCAAAGACAAGGACTTCCTTCAAAGGAAAGATTTGTTATTACAGATGGAACAGTTTGTAATATGAATATGACTCCAACAAAGAACGGTAATCGTATTATTAATCTAACTGATTTGAATGCAGAAATGGATTATGATAATGATTCGGGAATAACTACTTGTTGGATTCCAAGTCATTTAACCCTTGACTTTGGTATTGGTTCTTCTGTTATTGTTGTTGGCCGAACAAGCCAAAGAACAATTGATGGTGAAGTTGAACCTGTAACAATTAACACAACGGGTCTATTCTGTGTAATTAAACACGGTTCAGCCGTTGAAGTATCTCAACCTGTTGAAGAAGATTTCGATTGGTTTTGAAGTGAAACTCCATTCTAATCTCCCCTAGAAATGTCGTGACTCTTTTTACACTAGAAAGAGACAGTTTGTTTGGGGGTATGATGTGTTGGCGACATTACAGATTTCATGTTGAGATTGGGAACGGTAGCAAGATAAATGTGACTTGTGGAGAAATTGACATTCAAATGGGTGCAAAGCCCTATCCCTTTGGAGGGATTTTATGATTAAGAATAAAAGATATTTAATAAAAGCAAATAGTTATATTATTGACTTGTATAATGTTGATTTTATAACATGGAAAGAGAACGATAAAATGGAGTCAACATTTTGGGTGAAACTACATATTGGTAGTAAAGAAGCCCGTTATGTTTGTAACTCCATAGAAGAAGTAAAGACTTTACTATTAGCATGGACTGATATTAGAGGTAAGAAAATAGAAATAAAAGATGAAGAGGTGATTGAATTATGGGATTAACCAGCAATAAAAATACAGAAGCAGTAGCGAAGGGAATGGAAAATAACGCAAGAGTTATGGCATTTCGTGATAAATTGAAAGCGCAAACAGAGAAGAGATTAAGTCGTAGTAATCGCTTAATTTGTGGTATTTGGGGAGAACCAAAGACTGTAAAAAGCGGCTTGGCTTTAGACTTTCCAAATAAACAAATCTATGTTTTAGATTGGGATGATGGTTGCGAACCAACATGGAGACAAAACCATAAAATGACAGATAGGATTACTTTGTGGAATCCTGAAGTTAGAAATCATAATGGTGAATTAGATATACAAAAGTCTGAAGCAAATTCAGAAGATTTTGTTTTAATGGTAAAAGAACAAATTGAAGCGGGAGAAGATGTTCTCTTTGTATTCGATGGTATTGATAAATGGCTCGATTGTTGCACACTTCATGTAACAGGTTCTTCTAAGATTGGAAAGCCACAAAAGATGAAGTTTGAATGGGGAAAGCGTAATGCACCATTCTATTCACTTCTAATGATGTGTAAAAACTTAGAATGCGACCAAATCTATATTACTCATGCTAAGGCTGATTATGGCTCAACAGGAGAAGTAGTAGGAACAAAACCTAATTGGCACAATTGGGGAGATTACCTACATCAAATTATTAGCACCCGAAGAACACGCAAAAAGAACGATGTGGTTTACAAAGCAGAACTATTGTCAAGTAAAACTAACACCGAATTAGTGGGCAATTCTTGGGAAACATTAACCGTTGGTAGTGGTAATGTTACTTGGAATGGCATTAAAGAATTGCGTGAGGGATTAATTTGAAGTTTAATATAGAAGCAAGCGTCTTAAAAGAAGCATTGGAAAGTGTGCAGGTTAAAGGCAAAGGTCAAACTGCTAATGGATTTGGTAACACTAGTTTTGGTGATTATGCTTATCTAGTTATTAGAGATAATATATTAGAAGTTTGGAATGGTAGCCCAACTGCCTGTGTAAAAATTTCTATTCCTCTTGATGGAGAAATAGAAGAAGGTAGTGTATGTGTGTATATTCCTCAAATGCTTCCTTATCTAAAGTCATTTGATGATGTTTCTGTTGCAGTAAATGATTTTATTGCTCTAACTTCAGGAAATAGAAAGGCTTCAGTGCCTTTGGTTGTTCTTCATCCAAATGCTGATGCCTTAACAAGACTTCAAAATATGTTGAATCCAATTAGATATGAAGTGCAACCAACTACAATGTTTAACTTCGCTAAATCTAAATTTGAAGGAGTATTTGTATTAACTCAGCCGCAACTGCAAGATGCAATTAAATCTTGTGAATTAGTTAAAAGCGGAGTTTATAAGTTTGATTATAATAATAATGTGTTGAAGGTATCAACAAGATTAGATGTAACAAACAAATATGAAGAAACTATTACTCCTGCATTTCCAGCAGGAGAACCAGCAACAGTCGAGTTTAGTAGTCCGGTGTATTCTTTCTTTAAGAAACACCAAATGCTAAATGTATTTATGAAAGATGAGTTTCCGCTTTTAATTGTAGCAGATGATAGAATGCTATTAAAAGCACCACATATTAGTGGGTGAGTATATGATTATTAGTAAAATGAATGACGGTAAAAATATCTATAAATCTTGGAGAGAAAACGGAGAGAAGAAATATGAAATGGTGGAGTTTAATCCTTATTTTTATATTTCTTCTCAAGAAAACAAACCTATGACATATAAGCCTAGTAAATATATTACTAGAGATTTTAGATATGAAGAGGGTGATTGGGTAAACTTACAGAAAGAACCTTTACAAAAGGTATATGTTGAAACTTCTTTTGATATTAAGAAAGCAAAAGATATGTTTTCAAGAACATATGAAGCAGATGTTCCTTATCATTTTAGATATTGCATTGATGAATTACATGAAATGCCCGAATATAAACTGCGAAAGTGGTATTGGGATATGGAATGGCAACAAGGCGGTAAATATCACGATTGTATTACAACTATTGTAGTCTATGATAATTATGATGAAGAATATTATCAATGGGTATGGTTTCCCGATGCCCCCTCTCATTTACATTGGAAACAATCAGATAAGATAGCGGTATTTAATAGTGAAAAAGAAATGATTGAGTCTTTTATGACTACAATGATTGTAAAAGACCCCGATATGTTAATCGCTTGGTTTGGTAATTTTGCGGATATTCCTAAGTTATTAGAACGGGCTTGTGCAGTAGGATTAAATCCTTCTATTATTTCACCTATTGGTTTTGTTAAAGGTATTAAAAAGAAAAAAGATGAATATACTTTTGCTTATGCTGAAAAGGGATTTAGCCCTATTGAGCAACCTATTGGTGGAAGAATATGTTTATCTTTAGACTTAGCATTTGAAAGACAATGGAATGATTCTCAAAGAGGAACATTACCTTCTCTTTCTCTTGATTATATTGGTGAAATAGTTCTTGGTAAAAAGAAGTTAGTTTCAGAAAAGTTTCCAGATACAAATGAATTTTATAGAAGGGCTTGGTTAGAAGATACACAAACTTATCTTGACTATGCTATAAAAGATGTTGAATTGATTGTTGAAATAGATGAAACAAACTTTTGTAGTGAGGCTATTCTTTCTTTGCAAAGATTACTAAAAGCACCATTTGATGCTTGTTTTTATGCTAGTCATATGGGTTCTATTTACTTTATGCGTAATGCTGAATGGAAAGCACCAACAGGTAATAAGAATGAAGAAAGAAGAGAATATGACGGGGCTATGATTTATGACCCATTAAGTGAAGGAACAAATGGATTACATCTTAATGTAGCAGCATTTGATTATGCAGGTCTATATCCCGCTATGATGATTTCTAGGAACATTTCATGGGAAACTAAATCATTAGAGCCAACAGAATTTGCAGTTAATATTAGCACACCAAGAGACTTTAGTGAAGTAAAACATGAACAAATGCTTTATTATAAAACGGATAAACTTGGGCTATTACCAAGAGCCGTTCTTGAACTCAAAGAGTTGCGAAACGAATATAAGCGTCTTATGCGAGAGGCGAGAGAAGCGGATAATAATAGCGAGTATGTTAAATGGTATAACAATCAAATGGCTGTAAAGCGATTAATGGCTTCATTTTACGGAATTGTTGCCTTTCAAGGCTTTGGATGGGCAGACATTGATTTAGCCGCAAGTATAACTGCAAGTGCAAGAGAAGCAATTAGATTAGCAGCATTTAGCGCAAAGGAGATGGAAGTATGAAATGTCCTGTATGTAAAAATGGAGAACTTAAAATGTCTTATTATAAGAAAACTAATTACTCATATAATTCAAATAATAAAGAAGTCGCAATATTATTATGTAATATTTGTGGACATAAGGAGAGGTTTGTATGAATATACATATGGAAAGATGGATTAAAGAGGCCGTATTAGAGACAGATGGAGAATTTACTGCAAAAACTATTCTTACGAAAATAGTTGAAAAAAAGGGCTCTAGTCCCTATGTTGGTAGTGTTACCGGAATAGGTTGGCTTTTAGGTAAACTTGATAATGTTGAACAGATTTGTAAAGGTCATTCTTCTAAAACTTATAGGAGGATTAAGAATGATGACTAAATATGTAACAGTTAAAGTATCTTATGATACTGAAGAAACTTGGGAAACTACCTTACAAGAAGTAAAGGAGTTATTTCAAATGATGAACAACTTAAAGCGTCATGCTATCATTATAGATATAGAACAAGGTGTTAATCATGATGATGGACAAAACGAATGAGTTATTAGAGGAATTGCTGGCTATGATAGCAAAATCAAATAGGATATTAATGATGGTAAATATCGTAAACATAGCAACCATTATAACAATAGTGACGGTGATAATGTGACAGATAAATTAGAACAAGAAATTAAAAGATTAACTATGGAGAATGAAGGGTTAGCGGAGAGAATAAAAGGTCTTGAAAATAGAATAAGACTTTTAGAACACGAAAGCGAGGATAGGGTTCCTTATTATATTGTGGCAAAAGCAGTTCATGAAATGCAAAATGACCTTAAAAAGTTGCATCCTGAATTGACATTTAATAATAATGTATATGCACCCGATAAAGTGGGTGGTGTTTGATGGATAATGCTGAGAAAATAGCAAAGGCAATTGTTAATGATAAAAAGATGTTTAATCACATCAAAAAATCTATTGCTTGGAGAATAAGTGATGTAATTCTTAGTGAAAAACTCGAATCTATATCAACCATTGACAATATTACACAAGAAGTTAGAATGAATCTAAAGGATGAAGTTAGGGCTATAATACTAGAAGAATTGCCTAATGCTTTAGACATTTGGCTTGCTATGTCGGGGGAAGAAGAATGAAAGTAGTTTATGGGCATACAGATTCAATCTATGTTCAGATTGATTCAGTTGAAAAGGCTCAAACTGCTATTAAACAAATAGAATCTAAAGTTAGAGAGCATTTTCCTAATGTATTAGGATTAGATGAACACCCTGTTCAATTAGAGTTTGAAAAGTATTTTTCTGCTTTAGGTGTAGGAACAACAAAAAATCGTAATGCCGGTTTGGTATCTTGGGAGGATGGAGTTTGGTTAGATAAGCCAAAGTTTACCATGACAGGATTTACTGCGAAAAGAGTAAGTGAAACTAAACTAGCAAAAGAAGTTCAAACTAAAACACTAGAAATGTGGGTTTCTCAAAAATCTTATGATGAAATAAATAAGTATTTACATAATACTTATCAAAGTGTTTTAACAGGAGATATACCTTTAGGTTCTCTTCTAAAAAGAAGCAGATTAAGACCTGCAAGATTCACAGTAAAATGCCCCGAATGTAAAACTAAATATCACATTAGAGAATGCTTAGATTTGAAGCATTCAGTTTGTAAAAAGTGCGCTACGGAAACTTCTAAGTTTACAACTCTTGAAGGTAAGAAACCAACAATAGGTTCGGGTATAGCAGGGGTTTTATACGCTTGGGAAAAGAAAGACACTAATTTTGATGATTCATATATTTTTCTAAAAGTATTGACTAATAATGCGTTTTATACCCATCCTTTAACGCAAGAAAGGCGAGATGTGGAATACATATCAGGCACAACCGAGAAGGATTTTGAGGGTTATACGCCCGATTGGGAACACTATGCGAATCAAGTAATAAAGAAGGCTGAACCTATTTACAAGGCTATGGGTTGGGATATATCGTCTATTAGAACAGGACATAGACAATCAAGCCTTGACGAATGGTGGTGACAAAAATGGATATAGATGAAAAATACAAAGCAAGATTAGGTTCTATGAAAGAATATACTTATGATTTTCAACCAGAAAATTATAATGACCCTTCTAAACCAATACTAAAAATTAGTAAATCATCAATGATGAGTTACTTATGGTGTCCTATGAAATACAAGTTCAATTATATTGATAGATTGCCTCAAGACCAAACCGAGGCTATGCGTAAAGGAACAGTATTACATAATCATAGAGAAGAGTTTTTCAATGTCTTTGATATTAAGAAAGCAGAACAATTAAACAATAGTGAAGTATTAGAATACTGCACAAGTTTGATGCCTATTGATGATTATTTTGATATATCACTAACAGTGGCGGCTTTTGAAGCACAAAGATTTATTGAAGCAAGAAGTGAAGATAAAATAGAAGAGTATTTGCCTGTTCTTAATGAAGGAATGTTTGATTGTGAAATAACAATTAAAGCAAATACTAATCCAAAATACCCTCTATCAAGAGATTATGTTGTTCATCTTCAAGGTATTATTGATAGAATATTTATGGAAAATGGTGGACTTATTCCTTTTGAATACAAAACAGGTGCTTGGAGAGATAGCAAACAAAGCGATATGAGAAAGGAAATGGCTTTCTATCAAATAATGATAGAAAATGCACCCGAAGAAGTCTTAGCAAAGCATGGTCTAAATAAAGATATGCAAGTTACTCATTGGGGTTGGTATTACCCTGCTTCTAATTATGTTTATGCAGAAGAAATAAAGAAGGCTTCTAAAACTTCTGTGTTTAAATCAATAGCAAAAATGATTTGGGCATATGAAAACGAATTTGAAGCATCTTTCTTCCATAAGACCTGTTCGCAGTATTGTGCTTATTATGGCATTTGTCCTGCGGCTCAAGAAAACACATGGTTGTGATATAATGAAAGAATTGATAAAGAAAAAAGTATTAGAAAGAAATTGGACATTTAGTGAAATATCTAACTTAAACGAAACAGTTACTATTTTATCTAATGACATTTATAGCGAAATGACTTTAATTGAGAAATTTAAACTAGTCCATGATTTACGAATAAAAGATGAATATGTAGGTATGCACTTTGATGAAATACTAAAAGAAACAGTAATGATAGTTTTATCCGGCGAAGTCGCCCAAACAATAAGAGAATTATTACAAGGTGCAACAATTAGTTTTGGAGGCAATAACAATGAAATATCCGAGAGAAGTGTGGGCAGGGAGTCACATAAAGAACGCCCCACAAATGAAAAGAAAAGTCGTCTTATCGAGGAATGATTATGCTATCTTTGTTAACGCTCAAAATAATAGGACAAATGTTTATACAACCGTTTACGACTTTGAACATTTTTCAGAAAAAGCAAAGATAGAATCCTCAGTTATTATTGATAGAATATTTTTAGATTTTGATGCTCATTCAGATAATTTACAAATGGCTTGGCGTGATGTAAAACAGGTGATGGAATTGGTAGTAAATAAAAATTATTTACATACTCTTTTCTTTTCGGGAAGAGGATTTCATTTATTCTTATTTGGTAAGCGAGCAAAAGACATGAGAAGCGTTCAAGTTTTATTTAAAGAAATAAAAGAATATTTGGTTTCTAAAGTTGGTAAAAACAATACTCTTGATGATAGAGTAGGACAAACAACAAGACTTAGAAGAGTTCCTAATACAGTAAATATGTCTTCTTCTGATAAGAACGGTAATCCCTATTATTGTATTCCGTTAACAATTGATGACCTTTCTAAAGACTTAGAGGCTATTCTTACTTTAGCCCAAAGACCCCGCCTTATTCCTTTCAAGAAGGGTGGAAAAAATGAGGTCACATTTCCCGATGCCCCCCCAATCAAGGCAATAGAGGGCGAAGTTTCTGTGCCGAATACGATAGGGAAACTTCCAATGTTGCCCTGTTTGCATAATGCCGTTATGACGGAGAATCCTTCGCATATGTCAAGAGCATACTTAGTATCTTGGTATAGAGATTTGATTTCGGGGTATCGTGATTTAGTTTCAGGAGAAGAAAAAATGAAAACTCTTGAGTTAATAGTTGAAGAACTAGAAAGAGTATTTGCTAATTCAGATACAGTATGGTTAGATTGGGATAAATTAGAAACCAAAAAACACGCAAGATTTACAGTGTTCAATAATTATAATACTCCGCATTGTGATAAACTCATAAGTGAAGGATATTGTGTTGGTAAATGTTGGAGGTATCACGATGCTAATAATTGATTCAAGAGAAAATTCAAGACTTTCAAAATTAGTGATGCAAAAAGCACACGCATTACAAATTAAACATGAAAAGCGTTGGATTGAAATAGGTGATTATGTTTATGATGATGTTTGTTTTGAAGCAAAATCAGCAACAGATTTCTTAGGTTCAGTAATGTCCAAAAGATTATGGACACAATTAGATAATATGGATAGACATTATCAAACTAATGTCGTTATTATCTATGGTGAATTAGATGAAGCAATACATAACATAATAACTAATTCTCCAAGTAATACACCAATTGGCTCAAGAAGTATTATGTTAAATAATAAATTTCTAGGGGCAGTAGGAAGAATAGTATTAGATACAGATATTAAACCCTTTTGGGTAAAAACAGAAGAAGAAGCAGCATTAATAATAACCGCAGTAAGTAAAATGAAACCATTGACTAGAGATACAATAGCACCACAAATATTTAAAAGAATCACAACAGACGATTTAAGATTAGATTTACTAAGCAGTATAAAAGGCGTATCAATAAAGAAAGCAAAAGAATTAATAAAACAATTTGGTTCTATAATGGAAATAGGCGAATGTTCAGAATTTGAATTACAGTCAATTGAAGGTATTGGAGAAACCTTAGCCAAAAGAATACT